GTTAAAGCAGTTCCTGCACTTGATTGTAGAGTTACTGCATTAGTACCTACAATGTTTAAATCAGTTCCTGCATCATTTATTTCTCCATAAGGAAGTTCTAAATGTGAGAAAACTTTAAAATTACCACTTGTATCAATATCGCATAATGCTGAACTATTACTACCTAATTTTAATAAAGCATTTGGCTCATCAAGAGTTATCCAATTTCTAAATGTAGTGCCATCGTGAGAATATAAAATTAAACTTTGATTATCATCTCTATGACTAAGACTATATTGAATATGAGTTCCATCTTTTGTAGATTTTTTTAATCTAACACCACCTTCAGCATCATCTGCTGATTGAATATTTAAATAAGAACCAGCCCAAGTAAGAGTAGATTCTGCATCTAATTCTGTTGTAGTAGAACCTACTGTTACTAATTCATTTTCAGTAGCATTGTTAAGTGCAGTAATTGGAGCAGCTGTTAAATAAGTATTATTACTATCAAATTTTACACTTCCACCAGCATATATTCTTACTCTATTGTCTACGAAATTTAGATATGTATCAGTATCTCCATTGTGAGCAATAGTTTCATTTACACCAATATTCCCTTCTACATCTAGTGTATAGGTAGGATTATCAGTTCCTATACCGACTTTCCCATCATTTTTAATTCTTACTTTTTCTGTAGCAACTTCTGCAGTAGCTGTCTCAAATACTAAATCTGTTGTATTATAATCGTCTGTAAAGTCTGCTGAACTTCTTGCCACTATTGATGCTGCTAATAATAAAGATTTAGCACCTCCACTTCCTTCTCCTGATGCTGAGAAATCAACTCTTCCTAAAACAGTATTTGTATCTACATCTGCGTGTGAATTTTTGAGTGATAATATAGCTCCAGTAGTAGATTCAAACACAGAATTTGCAAAAGCAGTTGCTGCAGTAAATGTTACACCACCACTAGCACCAATCGTAAATGCAGTAGCTCCAGCACTACCACTATTATTATATTTATAAGTATTAGCAATAACATTTGTACCAATATAATTTGTTACACCACCTATTGAACCTGCTGATAAAGCACCTGCTACAGTTACAGCACCATCACTTGACTGAACAGTAAATGCTGCATTACCACTATTATCATCTACAATAAAATCTACATCAGTAGAACCGTCACCTATAATTACTTGTTCTTGGCTTCCACTTCCACCATCTCCTATAACTTTAATTATTGTTTGCCCTCCAGCTGCAATTCTTACTTCATCATCTGTTCCAAAATCTATATATTCGCTATCTGATGCTCTACCCATTCTTAAAGAACTGTTATATATAGAAGAAATAGCTGTTTGTGCTGAATCTATTACAAAATCAATATTATCATTAGAAGTGTCATAAGTAACAGCAATACCAGTTTCAGTATTGCTTGATAACATATTTGTACCAACAGTATCTCTAATATATGTAGCTAAAGCAGTTCCATCAACAGTATAAGCATCAGCTTCTAAAGTTCCATCAATATCAGCATTCCCAGATACATCTAATGTCGTTAAATCTAATTCCCCTGCTATTGTTACATTTCCATCTGCTAAAGTTATTAAGTCTGTATCGCTTGTATGTCCAATGGTTGTTCCATTTATAGAAACATTATCAACTGTTAAAGCTGTAAGTGTTCCTAAGCTAGTAACATTTGTTTGTGCTGCAGTTGAAAGTGTTCCTGCTAATTCTCCACTTGAACCATATATAACAGCTTTGCTATTTACAACTGTATTAGCTGAAGAGCCATCTAATAAATTTAATTCTGCAGGTGTTGATGAAATTGTTGTTGTGGTAACTGCTGCTAATAGTGGAATATATCCACTTGCGTTTAATAAATATTGAGTGTTGTCATCATTGGTAGGGTCAACAATAGATAATATTGTTTCGTTTGCGTCTGCTGTTGCTCCTTCAAACTTGATAGCATTTGCAGCTTCCATAGTAACTGTATCTACTGTAGTAGTTGTTCCTGCTACTGTTAGCTTAGGAACTAATAATTCTCCTGTGCTTGGATTATATCGTAATGCACCAGTATCATCTAATAGTGCATTTGATTCATTATGAAATACTACTGGGAAATTTGTATTAGCTGTGCTATCTGTAACAGTTACAGTTGTAGCTAAAGTTGCAGTATCTGCATTTCCAGTAACATCTCCTGTTATATCGCCTACAAAAGCAGTAGATGTAACACTTGTTGCTCCTGTGACTACTCCTGCATCTACACTAATTGTTCCATCTAATAAAATTGCAGAACCAGAAGCAGGTTCAAGATTGATTGCTGCACCAGAATCTAAAGTTAAAGCACCTGCCGAATCAATATCTACTGTACCGTCTGCTGTGATTTGAATGTTTGCTGCTGCTGCTGCTGCATCAGTTGTAACAATACTAAGTGTTCCATTAGTTCCTGCTGTAAATACAGCCGTATCACTACTAGAACCTGTCATCGTTATAACTTTACCGTCTATAGCAACATCATCAACTGTTAAAGCTGTCAATGTACCTAAACTTGTAATGTTAGTTTGTGCTGCACCTGTTACTGTAGCTGCTGTTCCACTTACATTTCCTGTAACATCTCCTGTTAAAGGACCTGCGAATGCATCTGAAGTTACTGTTCCGTCAAAGAAAGCATCTTTAAATTCTAATGTTGATGTACCTAAATCAAGTCCAGCATCAGTTACTGGGTAAAGTGCAGACGAATCTAAAGTTAGTTCTGCAGAATTATTTATCTTAAAATCTATTTCATTTGCTGTTCCAAAGTCTATAGCAGTTTGAGAATCTTCTCCTATAATTAAATCAGTAGCATAAATAGAAGTAATAGTTGTTTGAGCTGCTCCAACAGTTAATGTTACATCACCAGAGCTTCCACCTCCAGATAATCCTGTTCCAGCAACAATAGAATCTACATCTCCACTTCCAAAGAATACTGCTCCACCACCACCTTCTGTTGTTGTAGTTTTTACTTCCTCTTTTTTTCCCTGCTCTGATAATTTAGTTTCATATATAACGCCATTTCTTTTTTCTTGTTTTACCAATACTCCATCTTCAAGGAATGATATTGTTTCTCCCTCTCTTACATTAGCGCTAGATGGTCTTACCCTAAAGAAAGAGTCAATATTATTGACATTATGGTCGCCAGATTTTGGCATTATGAAGGTCTCTTATTAGTTAATCTAAAATCTATATTTATATCGTTAATATCTATCTTACCACTACTTACAAGTTTCAGAGCTACAGATTCACAATTTTGATTAATAGTATAAGAATTAACTTCATACTGTGCATTATTAATAGTTGCTTGTCCACTTCCTGGGTCAGATGCTGCTGTAAAACTTGTGCTTCCATCAAGTGCATAAGACAGTGTTAATGTAGAGCCAGCTGCTGCATCTCTAGAAGTAACATAAACTTTTTTAACTTTTTTTACTAATCCTGGATTACCAAAGTCTATATCTTTAGTAATTAATTCTATAGCTTTAGTTCCAGTATCTCCTGTTAGCAATTTTAATGTTTTAGCATTAGTTGCACCATATTCTAAATAATATAATCCATCAAATGATTCTATAAAATTTGATATACCATTATAATTACTTGTTGCAAAAGGTTTAACAATAGACCAGCATTGTCTTGTAAAATCAAATACAAATACATCTGTATCAGCAGAAGCATCTTGTACTACACATAATTGTTTATATTTATTGTTATATCCTATTGCAGGATTTTTAGTAGCTTGATTTGTTCTCCAAGTTGCATCATCTAATTTTACAGTTAATTCTTTTGGCATAGATTGTCCGTCAAAAATATATACTCCATCATCGTTTACCCAACATACTCCAAAAGGTGTTTTACATATCGATTCTTGTTGTCTGCATCCCATACCATCATATTCTGCTTCTAAATACCAACCAGCATCCGATGAAGAAGAAATATTAATTACATATAATTTTCTTTGCTTAAAAGCTAATAATCTATTTCCTAAACTATGTAATGCTGTAAATGCATCACCATCACTAATTCCAATATCTAAATAATAACTATCTGGAAAAGTTGAAAACCTATTTACTGGTGTATAATATATTCTATCATCAAATACTTTTCCATTTTTCTTAACATTTGCAATCCAAGCTCTTCTTGCACACACCGTTGCTGCTTTAAATCCACCAGCTGTTGTATCTGAAGTTCCTGTTCCAAGGTCAATGC